TTGTTGATGCACTTGATGCAGAAGTCGCAGCCGAACTTGCACTTGTCGAAGCACTTGTTGCTGAAGTAGATGCTGCTTGTGCATGATACTTTGCTGAATACTCTCCACCTGCTACTGCACCTGATGTCTTTGTAGCCCAATCATTTGCAAGTATTGCAGATGCTGTTGCATCTGTTGAACTTGAGGCTGCTGCTGTAGCTGAGGTAGATGCAGACGATGCAGATGTTGCTGCACTTGTTGCACTTGTTAAAGCACTTGATGCACTTGTGGATGCAGAGCTTGCACTTGTAGTTGCTGATGTAGCAGAAGTTAATGCACTTGAAGCACTAGTGCTTGCACTAGATGCTGAGGTTGCAGCCGAAGTAGCAGAAGTAGATGCAGAGCTTGCACTAGTTGCTGCTGCTGTAGCGGATGTGTCTGCTGCTGCTGCTACTGTAGCAATGTTAATATAGGTAGTTGATGTTGTATCGGCATTTGCAATAGATCCCATATCACGAACAAGACCTGAACCAGTTAACCCAGTTACAGATGAGAAGCTAGATGCTGCTGAGCTTGCTGAGGTAGCAGCAGATGAAGCACTCGTTGCTGCTGAAGTAGCAGATGTTGCAGCAGAAGTAGCAGAGGTAGTTGCACTTGTTGCTGAAGTTGCTGCTGCTGAAGCAGAGTTTGCTGCTGAGGTAGCAGATGTCGCTGCTGCCGTAGTAGATCCAAAGAGTGTATCTATATAAGATTTATTAGTAGCATCTGTAGATGCTGTAGGTGTAGCAAGATCTGTAACCTTGTTATTACCCATTGACAAATTACCAGTCATTGAGTCGCCAGCCTTAGCAACCTTAGCTGCAATGTTGGTGGCTACAGTAGTAGAGAAGTTAACATCATTGCCAAGGGCATCTGCTAACTCATCTAGAGTATTTAATAGATCTGGGGCCCCAGTAGTTAGAACAGCAATCTGGGTATTTACATAACCTTTAGTAGCTGCATCAGTATCAGCCGATGGAGTTCCAAGACCTGTGATCTTGTATGTTCCAGCAGCAAGATCAGAACCCAAGGTTCCGCTTGTGATTGTCTTTGATGTAAGAGTAGATGCAACTCCATCAAGGGTTACTGTGCCACTTGCATTAGGAAGAGTAATTTCTCGATCTTCTGTTGGGTCTGTAACTGTAAGGGTAGTTTCGTTTCCATTGTCAGTTGAACCTTCAAACAAAATACCACCAGTTGCAATAACTGCACCGGATAGAATCTTGGCTGAAAGAGTCTGTGCATCTGTAGTACCAACCACATTGCCAGTTACACCGTGAACACCTGCTGTTGTTGGAACAGCAACAGATCCAATGTGAGCAGAGAACTCATTGAAGTCCTGACCAGAAACCACATGGCGAACCGTAGCTCCAGCAGAGTGAGCCACATTTGTTGTGGAATCTGAACCACGAGTTACAGTAAGTGATGTTCCACCACCGGATGCAGTAACGGTAACAAGTTCTTCTTTGTTGGTATCTGGATCGATAACCAAGGTGTAAGGATAGTTGCTTGGAAAACCTGTTACTAGGTCAAGCGTGATTGACAAAACTGTGCTATCGATACCGCTTGATAGCGATGCTTGTTTTGCTGTTGAGGCGTAGTATCTTTTCTGGGCCATTGGTTACCTCGTATAGTGGAGTCGGGGTGGATAAAGATCTCGAAGCTGGGCAGCTTCTTGCTGTAGTCGTTGCTGGTATAGACCAAGGTAGAATCGTGCAACAGAAGCACCACCACCGATTGGCTTAGATTGATCCAACATATCTGCTTCTACTGATTGAGAAGGAATTCGTGCAGCATCTGAACCAACAATAAGTCGAGCAATAGTTCCATAAGTAATTACATCGATAGTAGATGATGGAAGACCAGTTACTGTTTCATAGACATCAGCTTCGGCTGAGAGAACAGTTGGAGCCTTTGCATAAACAACTTGAACAGTTCTACCCGGATCAATCATGTCAAAGATATTGATGGTCTTGCCATTGGCAAATACTGTGGTGTTGGCAGTCTTGTCTGTGTCATACCTACGGACATTGAGCCATTCCTTGGTAGAGCCAATAGTCTGCCACTTAACATTAAGAACATAGTCGGCAGTAGCCGGAAGTGAGTAGGCAGTAACGGCTGAGTTAAAACTAAAAGTGTGTGTGCCTACTCCAAAGAGTTCTGGATAGACAGCTTGAATTGTGTCGTTAATAGCCTGTTTGACCATGAAGCGTGGGTATTGAGGTGCAATTACCACCTTAGTCTCATTGGCCGCCGTAGAGGCTGTGGTGCCTCTAAAAGCCCTACCCCAAGGGGCAAGGTAGACCTGCTTGGTTAGGTTATCTGTACGATCTACATACATCAGTTCAGAGCCAACCTCGATGATGCCACGACCCATCTGGGCAGTCTCATTGACTACGAATTCTGTGGCAGAGGTTGAGGCAATTCCGCCTACTTGGTTGATCCATGTAGCGGTTTCCTGTTGGGCCCCATAACTCTGGATTTGCCCAAGGACTCGTTCTATGAGTCCATTAAATGTTGTTGTCATTCACTCACCGCTCTCAGGGCTGCGGCAGCAGCCTTATCAGTAGTTCCGCCTAGTTGGTTGCAGACACCACGAAGGTCTTTGTAATTAGGTCGAGTATTGCCAGCTTTAGCATTTAAGGCACCAACAACGCTAAGTCCTGTAGTTCCAGCCCAAGTGTTTGCAGCCTTAGCTGCACCAACATATGACTGAATAGCAGGATAGGTGCCACCATTAGCAAGACGATTAAGTTCTGCATGGAGTGTACTTCCGTTGGTACCAGTTGCCATTACTTAGCCTTTCGCTTTGCTGCTGCGTTATCTACTAGATTTGGATATGGTCTTCCAGCCTTTTTAGCAGCAGCCTTAGCCTTTGCTTTCTGTGATGGAGTCAATGGAGTAGATTTTTTATTAGGATTTTTCTTATCCCAGAATGCTGTTTTCTTTTTCACCACTTCACCTTATCTGCCCAGTAGGCCGCTGACATTTTTCCTTTAGCAATGTTCTTAGCATGACGAGCTTTGAATGATGCTTGTCTTGCTGTTGGCTTCTTATCGCCAGATACACCCTGTTGCCCGAATCGAATTGTTTTAACCTTTGAACCTTCTTTGGCTACTACAACATGAGACTTTGTTGGATGGCTAGGAGTTTTCTTTGGCTTATTGAAACCAGAGACTCCTGCTGCTTTAAGCCGGGAATCTTTTTTCTCAGGCATTTACTTCTTCTTACCCATTTTCTTAGGCATTGCCTTCTTTGAAACCATTTTCTTTCCAGATTTCATTGCATCCATCTTGGCATCTTTCTTACCCTTAGCTGTGTATGGATATTCTTTCATTCCGACTTTTGGCATTTGCTTCTCCCTTTGTGTGATGACTTTGACTTTCCCACCTGTGTTTATATCAAACGAGATGGAAATCTCTATTGCTTTACGAGCCTCATTAGCTGCTGTTCTTGTATTCGTTGGGGATAGTGTGGTTCTGGCTAATGCACCAAGTGCATATGAACTTCCAGATCCAACTCCGTATATTCCACGGTCATCTCTTACCCAAGAAAAATCATTATCAATTTGATAGATCTTGCCTCGAAGGCATATCAACGCATCAAAACCTGCACCATCTTTAAGATCATTATCAGCAGTCTTTGGCGATGGGTCATATCCATAATCTGCATATGCTTGCCTAAGTGATGGCAAGAAATCTGTCATCATAAATTTATCTAGATTCACACCTCTTGGAATTTTAGGAGCATTCCAACTGTGTAGGGCTATATCCCCGGCGATTGCATCGCCAGCAAAGGCAATTACATACTCGCCTTTTTCTACTACTTTATCCATACCGGAAGCTATAAACTTCTGATCTGCACCAACTATCAAAGAATCTGCTGCGATCAATCCCCAGCCTTTGCCTTGGATTCCGACAATAGTTGTCATGCTCAGTCCTTAAATGAGTTAGTGGTTGAGTCGAATGCCTTACCGGCTATGTTACTTACTTCGACTGCTCCACGAATATCCTTCATGTTTGTTGTCGCTGGTTCAATACCTTGATTGATTGCAGACTGGTATGCATTTAACTCTGCATCCCATTTCTTTTGAGACATCATCTTGGAACTATTAGCATCACCTGAATTAACTTGTAAACCTGATTGTCTTAGGCACTCTCCCCAATCTATGTGATCTTGGGTAGGGCATCCAGTTCTACATCCCATTAAACTATCTCCACTAAAAATCCGTTATGGGCTATGTTGGAATCAGAGTCGGCTTGAGCCTGAGTTCTGATTGCAAAGCCTTGTCCTACAAGAATATCTTTTGTTGCTTCATTTACTATGTGACCTCGCCCACCAAGGAATACATAATCATAATCTCTTAGTTCATCTTCTGTGACTGCTCGAGCTAAAGACATAACACCATCATTGATATGCACGGCTACTCCTCGCTGGGATACAACTCTACGCCACCACTTGTCAGCTAATGGATAACCTTCCATTACCTGCGGTGGGTAAAATGTATATGTTGCCATGATTCTCCTTGTTAATAGAGAGGGAGGCAGGTTGCCCTGCCCCCCTCAACTAATGACCTACTAGAGGCTAGATCCGCCTGTTTCCAAACGGCAAACTGCTTCATCTCGGAAGATGCCCCAGCCACCGAAGTACTTCCAGCCAAGTGCTGACTTACGGCGAAGGATGTCGATCTGAGGTGCTACGACTGTTT